CCGAGGGCCGTCCTTTGATGGCTTTCGCCGTTGTTCTTTCTGGGTTGGATAGCGCTGTAGCTATCTTGCATGAGCAGGGAATCACTCCCGAACCCACAACCACAAACGTGAACGCTCGCAACGCGAGCGCGATCGGAGGACAAATGATTGAGTGCATTATCGTCGCGATTTCGGTTGCGACAGCAACTGAGACTACGACGTATTATGTACAAACTCACCCGTCCGTGCTACAGCACCGCGATCTCCGCCAGGAGGTCGCACATCTCGGACTGCAGCCTAGGGAAGCAGTTCAGATGACCCGGGGACAACCCGGGTTATCATCCAGAGGGTCGGCACTCGAAAGATGCCGTTCCAGAGCACTTTATGCTCTCCTGACAGGAGAATCATAATGGCGGTGCGCCGATATACCCAGGCTTACGGTACAAATTCCCGTAAGCAGCTCCTAGAGGTCGGGAGTCGTTCTGAGGCAATTTGGGGTGACGGTATTCCCGCTACTCCTACCCTACAAACGACACAAATCGAATCAGCTGTTGCTGTTCGCTTTCGTCCCAAACCAGGAGGCTTTAGTGGTTCCTTTCGTCTACCCACAGCTTGGTTTATGGTTGCTGGACTGTCGGATATCCGTGCAAATCAAGAATACGATTTCACGGTGTCCCATAGTAATGGCATATCAAAGACCAGGCATAAAGGTAATGGTCCCACTACAAGTTGGGGGGTACCCCGGTATCCATTTGTTAACTGGAATGGAAATTCCGTTAACGTGGATCCCAACACTCAGGCCCGTTGTAGAACTGAAGCTATGCAGAAGTTTCTACAGGGGGATCTAAACCTGGGGGTTGCTATCGCTGAGTTCAATCAGACTGTTGGTCTTTTGTATAATTCCATCAGTAAGCTTGTTCGTGCGTATAGGAAGGTACTTCATGGCGATCACTCGGGAGCACTTCGTATTCTCGGTATCCACAAAACGGTACCTAAGTCTACGATATCCAATCATTGGTTAGAATACCAATACGGTTGGATGCCGCTTTTGAGTGACATCTACGCTACACAGGAACTGCTTAAGTCTATCCCTCGTGAGAAGGATATGCTTTTGCACGTATCTCGGCAGATCAAAAATCAACTTGATCACCGAATGCTGTGTAATCCCACGTTCTCTAGCTCTCTGATTGATTATCGGGGTTCACTCCAAGAGACGTGTCGCACAAAACTTTGGGCACGTGTGTCCAACGTTTTTGCGCACAACTTGGCGAGTCTCGGTCTAACCAATCCGATGCTAGTGGCTTGGGAGAAAGTGCCCTTCTCGTTTGTTATCGATTGGCTTTTACCAATCGGCAACTTCTTGGAGGCAATTTCCGCCCACCGCGGGCTCGACTTTGTCGCAGGTTTTGACGACCTTCTGATCGAAGGATCGCTCAGCTGGGAATACAAAATTCCACCGGGTTATCACCTGGTCGCGGGTACTCCACCCGGACCCTGGAGAAATTCGATGTATGCATTCCAGCGTCGTCTCTACCTAACGTGGCCTATTCCACTACCCTACTGGAAGAATCCACTTTCATCAACCCATCTCGCCAATGCTCTCGCATTGGTGACTAGCCTTCGAAAGTGATGGAGCTTATGCCCCAACTTCAGAATCTGGTCCTCACAGACCGGGCAGCAACCCCCGTGAACCATACGTTCTCGCCTCGTGATATTGTGGACAATGTTGCCACAGTCACGGAGTCGAGCGGTGTGATCATCGGAGAGAATCGCGTATCGTTGTCGTTGCGTCGCAACGGCAATAAAGCGAAAGGCCGTCTTGTTTTGACGATTCCGGTCGTTCAAACCGAAACGGTCAATGGCGTGTCACGACCCACCGTGGTCCGTACCGCCGTGGCTGACCTCTCTTTGTCGTTCGACTATGCGTCGACTGAACAAGAGCGGAAAGATCTCATCGGTATGTTGGCGAGCTCTTTGGAGCCGTCGAAGGTGCTTGTTAACGACACCTTCGTGAAACTTCAAAGCGTTTACTAACATACTCCCTTAATTGGGGACACATCCAGTAGGAGTGCTACGATGAGCATCAGCCATCCCATTCTTTCCGATATTACGGACTCATTTACTAGGGCGGTTCGTGAGAACCTTTCTAGTAGTTTCCGAGATCGGTACCTTGACGCTTCGATAATGTCAAAGTACGCGGATCCAGATCCGGCTTCTGCCTCCCTACGTGCCCAAAAGGCCGTGGAGAAGTGGATGCATACAGAGTCCCGTAACCATAAGACGAACCTTCGACTCTTTCTCGATGATGATGATAAAGTCATCGCCGGAGTTAAGTTCTCTCGTCTTATGGCCTCCGCACGTAAGATCATTCAACGAATGATCGGCTCGACTGTACCACTCGATCGGATCGTAGGATCCTTTTCGGGTGGTGCTTCTACATCACAACGTAGAAAGCCGGGCGTTGTTGCGCGAAAGTTTTCGGAGAGACCTGACGTTACCCAAGAAGCATGGGACATAATTTGGCCGTGGTTATACCGCGACACGGAATTATGGTTATCCTTGAATCCTGAGGTTCTTAACCCACGATTCGTGGATTCTAACGTCATGTTCACAGTTCCAAAGAACAATGAAATCGATCGCGTGGCTTGTAAAGAGCCGGATCTCAACATGTTTATTCAGAAAGGGGCCGGGGATTTTCTCCGGTCTCGACTGAAGTATGTTGGGATCGATCTTAACGATCAAAGGATCAACCAGCGTCTTGCCCGCGAGGGCTCGATAACGGGAGATCTGGCGACCGTAGATCTATCGAGCGCGTCCGATAGCATTGCAACACAGTTAGTCTGTTTGCTTTTGCCAACAGACTGGTTTTGGTTCTTGGATTCTATCAGGTGTCGGAGAACCCGGCTCCCTGATGGTACTTTGCACGAAAATGAGATGTTCTCCAGTATGGGGAACGGTTTCACTTTCGAGCTAGAGTCGCTTATTTTCTATGCCCTAACCAAGGCATTGAGTAAGGAACTCGGAACCTTCGGGACTATCTCTGTCTATGGTGATGACATCATTATGCCATCATCCATCTACGGAGCCCTCAAGTGTATATTCTTCTATGTGGGCTTTCGGACGAATGACTCGAAGTCATTTGCCTCCGGCCCATTTAGAGAATCATGTGGGGGTCACTATAGTTCTGGTGTTGACGTCACTCCTTTCTATATTAAGCGTCCTATCAACTCAATCCCAACACTGATCCATGCTCTCAATTCGTTGAGACGCTGGGCAGCAAACGGAAACGAGTGGTGCGACGCTAGTTGGTATAGAGTTTGGCGAAGATTCGCCAAATATATCCCGGGCGATCTGCACGGGGGGTATGACCTTTCGTCGATTGAAACATTGGCCAGTCCTTTCGGACCGGCGAAGCGTTACATGAAACGAACCAAGAAGTCTCGTCCAGAGCTTCTGGAGTTAGGGTTGTACCTGGAGTGGCAAGCGAATGCACGCATGAGGGTGAGTCCCTCGCAGAACGAACAAACGATAACGTTTGAACTGTCTGGCTATCGGGTTGTTAAACCCCGACGGCACTTTGCATTCGCCTTTGGACTGAG